CTTAGTAGCATACATGATAAAAACAATGTTCATGTAATAAACAACAACAAAAACATGAAAATACCAGAAGCAGAGATAAGGTTCGTAGGTCCAGTGAATGAGCAATACTCAGATAGAGTGGTATATGCAACAATAGAAGAATGTAGAGAGTACTGTGCAAAACGTAGTGTGTTGGGTCTTGATATAGAAACCACGAGAAAATACAGACTCAATACATACCGTAATGAAGATGTGTACCAGCCGGGCCTAGATCCTTATCTTTCTTCGATCTGCATGATTCAGGTTGGCAATAAAAAAAGAGTGTATGTTATAGATACTCGTAGTGTGGATATTAGCATACTGATACCAGTGTTTCAAGATAAGAGTAAGCTGTGGGTTGGTGCCAATCTGAAGTTTGATGTGAAACACCTACTACACAACTACGGTATTCTATTCTGGTACATATGGGACGTAATGTTAGTAGAGATGAATCTCACGAATGGCCTAGGTAAGAGTAAGACAAACCCTAGAGGCCTCAGCTATTCTCTACAAGCAATGGCAGGTAGGTACCTAGATGTGGCAGCTGTACAAGAACGTGATCTATTCACAGAAGATACTGAGGAAGAAGATACTGACCAGCTGTACATAGATAAGAGGATACGCCAGGGATTCTTGACCATAAAAGATAGACCATACACAGAGTCTGAGATACTGTACGGTGCCGATGACATCATCTACCCACTGTACATAAGAGATAAACAGCTACAAGGATTCAGAGGCTATAATCCCATTGTTGTACACCAACTAGAGAACGAGTTCTGTTTAGTGCTGGCTGATATAGAGCTGAAGGGTATGGAGTTTAACAAAGAGCAATGGTTACGTACCTATGAAAAGAATCTACTCATATTCAACCATCGTAAGAAGAAACTAGATGACTGGGTAGTAGCTAATCATAGGTCATTCTGTGCACCCCCTGATATGTTTCGAGCTGAGTATACATGCAGTATACAGTGGACCAGTAGTAAGCAGGTTATTGAGCTGTTCCGCCATATAGGGTTCTGTCCTATGGAAAAGAGCAAGCAGACAGGCAAGATGGAGTATACAGCTGGTGCTAAGAGTCTTACTAAGCTACTAGATGGGCCATATAAAGAGCGATACAATGATGATAAAGAAACGGACATTGTAGAAGAGAAAGATCTAATACTCAACTATCTGTTATTCAAGGTATCAGAGCAATGTGTAACCACATTCGGCAAAGACTGGTTGAAACATATTCATCCTATAACAGGTCGTGTACACACATCATATAAGCAAATATTAAATACTGGACGTATAGCATCTAGGTCTCCGAATCTTCAGAATATTCCCAGTGACGTTGATTATAGGAAAGCTTTTGTAGCAGCTGAAGGTCATTCTCTTATAAACGCTGATTATTCTCAACAGGAAGCTATTGTGTTAGCAGAAGTTAGTGGAGATGAGAAGATGATTGATTTTTTCAATAATGGTGGAGGAGATATACATTCTTTTGTAGGTACGCAGATGTTTAGGATAATAAGAAAAGATCCTACACTAGTAGTAACTAAAAAAACACATCCTGAAGAACGTATAGCTGCTAAGTCTGTTAATTTTCTTATTGCTTATGGTGGTTCTGCACATGCACTAGCTGATTCATTAGGTATAACTAAGGATGAAGCACAGGGTTTTATAGATGGTTATATGAATACCTTCCCATCGTTAAAAGCTGATTTTGAGAAAACCAAAAAAGAAGCAGTGGAAACAGGATATATAGTAATAGATCCAATAACAGATAGACAATGGTTCTGTTCTGATTTTGATGAGATGAATAGACTGGAAAAAGAGATATGGTCTTATTATCCTGAAAACTACAAGAGTATAAAAAACTACTCAGAAAAAAATAAGATAAAAGAAGAGCTAAAAGAAAAGTATCCTGAACTAAAAAAGATGTGGTCAAAGTTCTTCATAATAAAGGGAGACCTGGAAAGGAAGAGCCTTAATTACCGTATTCAAGGCCGAAGTGGGTCACAAACTAAGACAGCTGCTATTCTGTTTAGAAAGTATCAGATAGACAACAACCTTAGAAATACTGTTTACCTGACCAATCTTATACATGATGAGATAACTGCAGAATGTACTAAAGAATATGGAGAAAAAGGAAGAGAACTGATACAGAAAGTAATGGTTGAAGGTGGTAATGTCTATGTAACAAAACTAAAGATGAAAGCTGATGCAGTAATAGTAGATTGGTGGTATCATTAGGTATTTTGCGAGATTTACACTAAATTTGTAACATGGAAAAAACATGTAAAAAGTGCGATACTACACAGCCTATTACAGAGTTTCGTGTATATAAAGCTATGAAAGATAGGTACACTAATGAGTGTAATTCATGTAGAAGATTAAGAGAAAATAAAGCAGTAAGGGAAAAGAAAGGATGTGTAGATAAACTATGTCCTATATGTGATACTGTAAAACCTCCTATAGCTTTTAGTATAGAAACAAACAACGATGACCAGCTGGCATATGTATGTGTGGAATGTGCTAAAGATAGAAACAAAGTAAGAAAATATAGAAACAGAATACAGTACAAGTGTAGTTCCTGCAAAGAAACAAAGAGTGGCTTTTATTTTCCTGTAACTATCCATAGTTATACTACTATATACTCATGGTGTAAAGAATGTTTATCTAGTCATAGAAAAGAGAATGGTGTATATGATGATATAGTAGAAAAAAGAAAAAAGGTTATAAAAGATGCTGAGTTTTATAAAAAGCAACATGAACAAGAAGTAAAAAGACACTATAAAGATGTAAGAATAAGAATGTTAAGTCAATGTAAGAAAAGAGCAACTCAAAAAGCGATAGCTTTTAATCTTACTAGAGAAGATCTTATAATTCCTAAGTACTGTCCTATATTACAAGTAGAACTAAAGACTGGTAATAGGGTATCTTATGGTTGTAGTCCTTCTATTGATAGAATAGATAACAGCAGAGGTTATGAAAGAGATAACATACAGATAATCAGTATGAAAGCTAATACAATGAAAAGTAATGCAACTCCTGAACAACTAATGATGTTTGCTGAATGGGTAATAAAAACGTATAACAAGTAGGTGCTCAGATATACTGCAGTAAGGTTAAGATGGATGCGGAAGGTGTCCTGACAACATATTGGAATCATTAATAATACAATAAAACAAAAACAAGAAATGAGTAAACTAGCATCAGTACAGATTATAGAAAATATACTACCAATAGAAGGAGCAGATCTAATACAAGTAGCTAAGGTATTGGGATGGGAAATTGTAATTAAAAAAGGCGAATACAAAATAGGTGACCTCTGTAGCTATATTCAGATTGATACTATAGTACCTGAACTACCTGAATACGAGTTCTTAAAAGAAAGAAAATACAGAGTAAAGACTATTAAACTAAGAAAACAAATATCTCAAGGGCTTATAGTACCACTACCTACTGGTAAATGGAAAGAAGGTGACGACCTTACAGATGTATTAGGTATCAAAAAGTATGAGAAAGTAGATAATAATCCTGTTAGGTACGAAAAACCGAGAATGCCAAAAGTGTGGTATAAAAAATGGTGGTATTTGTTTAAGTATAACATAATATACAAAATATTCCCAGCACTACAACAACAAAGTAGAAGCCCATTTCCAAAAGATCTAGTTTCTATTACAGATGAAGAAAGAATACAAAACATACCACAGGTATTAAAACAATATGCAGGTAAAGAATTTGTTGTTAGCTATAAACTAGATGGTAGCAGTATAACTATTATACATAGTAAAGTATGGGGTAAAAGCAAATTCAGAATATGCAGTAGACGTTTTGAGCTACATGACAAAACAAACGATTGGTACAAAGTTTTTAAGCAAACAAGTTTTGCTGGTGAAGTACTAAAATTAGTTAAATATTTTAATACTAATGATATAATAGTACAAGGTGAAGCAATAGGAAAATTCAACGGCAATCATCATAATCTACCTTCTGATAAAATAATGTTGTTTAATATCTATGTAAATGGTAAAAGATTGAATCAGAAAGAGTTTGCTAAAGTATGTAAGTGTAATAATATACCTTATTGTCCTGTTTACAAAGAAACTATATTAAATCATACATTACCAGAAATATTACAAGAAAGTGAACTAAAAGATATACTCAACCCAAAAGTAGAAGTTGAGGGTCTTGTGTGGCGTTGTATTGAGGATAATATGAGTTTTAAAGTAATTAATAACAAGTATCTCCTAAAAGAAAAATAAAAACAAAAAACATGGTAATAGAAACAAAGTATCAATCAGGAAACACTGTATGGTTTATATTCGACAACAAAGTACAAACAGCTGCTATAAAAGCATTACGTGTTTATGAACGTATGAATCCTGTACATAACAAGCCAGAAATGGATATAGAGTACAATATAGGTCTGGGACAAGCTTTTTGGAAAGAATCAGAGCTTTTTCCATCAAAAGAAGAACTCCTAAACAGTCTATAATGTTGTGCAGAAACAGAGTAATAGAAAGAAGAATAAAGCACCACCAGGTAGGACTAGACTACTGGTTAATGGTGGTAAAACATCCGTGGAGTAATGACATAGCTGAGACAGCTGTAGAAGAAATACGGTTGAAGAGTAACATGATACGTAGAATGAAAAAACTAAAACAACCATGCCTGTAACAGAGAAAGAGTTTGAGAGTATATTACTCTATGGTAAACAGTTTCAGCTAGGTATGCAAACAGAGTGTACCTATGAACACTGGAAGAGTCTTAATAAGAAGAGTAAGAAAACACTGGAGTACTCTGAAGAGTTTGAAGAGTGGTGGAATACATTCCCGGCTAGTACAAAGTTTGAATATAGAGGTCAGAAATATAAAGGTACTAGAGCACTGAGAGACAAAAAAGAAGAGGCATACCCACTATATCTAGAAGCACGTAAGAGCTACACAGCTGGTCAACTATTGAATGCTCTAAAGTGTGAGCTAGCAGACAGAAAAGAAGAGTCGTACATTAAAAATGATAACATACTAATGTACATGAGAGCTACTGGTTCATATCTACGATCTAAGAGATACGAGATATGGATAGATGAACAGCTGCCTGAAGATAAAGAGAGTATAACTGAGTATAACTGGATGTAAGATGAGTCTAAAAGAAGAGCTGTTAAAAGAGATAGAAAAAGGTAGACAAGGTAAAGCCGGTGTTATTCCTGTTATGTACAATCGTGTAGGAGACTATATAGACATAGCTAAGAATACGTACTATACAGTAGGTGGAGAGTCAGGTGCCGGTAAGAGTACTCTGGTTCAAGACCTGTTCATAGTCAATACTATTGACTGGTATCTAGCTAACAAGAATGACGATATAAAGCTGTCTATTATCTATTTTGGTATGGAAAGAAAACTATATACGTACACCTCAAGATGGCTCGTTAGAAAGATATTCCAAGAACAGGGAGAACATATAGCACCTAAAAGAGTACTAGGCAGAAAGGCGTGGAACATGATGAATGAAGATGAGTATGCTCTTGTTAAGGAATATGCTGATATGCTAGATGTATGGGAAAAAGATGATCTTCTTATAGCCTATGAGAATAGTAAGAATCCATCCGGTATTAGTATGTTCTTAGAGGCGTTTGCTGAACGTCATGGTGTTATTACTAGAAAGAATAGGGATGATAAAAGCGAAAAGAATATTCTGACAACAGATAAGTACGAGCCATACCATCCTAATCACATAGTACTGGTAATAACTGACCACATAGGTATATTAATGCCTGAAGGTACTGACAGCGGAGAGAAGAAACAGAGGATCGACAAGTTTTCTGAAACCATGAGAAAAGCAAGGGACGTATATGGGTTTTCACCTGTAGTAGTACAGCAGCTGAACAGAGGACTATCGGATATTCATAGGCTAAAGATGGGAGATCTGGTGCCTAAACTAAGTGATTTTGCTGATAGTAGTCAGACCCAACAAGATAGTGATGTTATAATGGCTCTGTTTGATCCATATAGACATGCTGTATCTGGTGATCCTGGTAAGCCTGGTGGTTATGATATAAAGAGGCTAGTAGATAAGAATGGTGGTACCTATTACCGGTCATTGCATATTCTAAAAAACTCTTTTGGTTCTAACAACATAGGGTTTCATATGGCAATGCAACCAGAACTAGGTATATTCAGAACACTGCCGGCAAAAGAACAAATGACAGATGAGGTATATGAAGAGGTTATCAGTAGTAACTATTTTCTTACACCACAAAAGAGTATAGAAGAACCACCAAGAAAATCGCTCAATCTAAACAAAACAACATAATATGGGAGAAGGAAAGTATGATATGGTGTGGCCACGACCAGAAGAGACAAAAGAAAAAAGAAAACTCAGAATGGCTAAAGATGAGACAGTAAAACAGGTTATCTTTGATGCCCTTCACATGAAACGAGAGATGTTTCCTGATATGAATGTAGGACAGCATAGTGATTACAAGAGTATATATGAGGAACTAATAAAAACATATGAGAATGGAGCAAAAACAGTACAAGAATAGGGACGGTGATATTATCCTATTCACCCAAACAGGGCTAGATACAGTAGAGATGACAGGTTATTCAGTAGGCTCATTCAGGGTAATAGGAGGAGAAATAGTTAATGGACACATAGAAGACCCTACAGCTGTAGACCCTAGTGGTGGTCCGTATATATCAGTAGGTAGTAAAATACCTGATACTAAATGGGTAGTAGACCGTATAATACTAGGTGGAGAGAAGGTAATATTCAAGATAAAACAATAAAAACAAACAATATGTCAGAACAAAAAACAGGTATAGTATTACCTACTGTACCAAGAGAGCCAACACATACTCACCCAAGAGATATGGTTATCTACGGAAAGCCTAAGAGTGGAAAGACAACAGCTGTCATGTCTCTAGAGAATGTTCTTCTTGTAGATGTAGAAAATGGTTCAGCGTTTGTAAAAGGTATGGTAATACAGCCACCGGCTAACTACGGACCAGTAGGAAAATTCAAGTGGCTAAAAGAGTTAGCAGCCACAATAAAAGAACAAGGTAAGCCGTATGACTACGTAGTAATAGATACTCTTAGTCAACTGGACAGTGATGCTGAGTGGGTAGGTACATATAACTATATGAACTCTATATCAGGTAAGAAGTTTAATAAACAGCTGGACGATAATGGTAATGTTATGATAGGGCCGGATAAAAAGCCAATACCACTGGCACCTAATCATCCTGACTATGAGAGTGTGCTTACACTAGGACAGGGGTATGGTTATAAATGGACTCGTGATGCTATTATGGACATCTATGAGTCATTGAAGGATATAGGTAAGATCTGTACCATATTCATATGCCATGTGGCTGATAAGATGGTAGCAGAAAAGAACGGAGAACAGGTTATGGTAAAGGATCTAGCCCTGGTTGGCAAAACCAGAGATCTTATTCCCCGGCTCACTGATGCCATAGCTAATGTGTGGAATGAAGACGGACAGATGTATATATCTTTTGCTGGTAATCCTGATAAAATAGGTGGTATGCGTGGTGGTAGTCATCTGGCCAACTACTCTGGCCCACTCTCTTGGGATATGATATTCAAAAAAGAAGAAAAGAAAGCGTAATAAAACAAACATTAAACAATAAAAACAATACAACAATATGAAACTAGGTAAAGCAAGACAACAGGTAGAGTTCAGTAACAGAGATGTGTACACAGGGTTTTTTGAGGGTACAGTGGTAGCTATTAATCCTACAACAGCTGAACTAGCTGAACTGCAGGGTTATACTCCTAAAGAAGATGCTAAGGAGCTGGTGTATGAAGGTGTTACTAAAGAAAAGAAAGAAGAGTATGTAAAACTGGCGTTCTGGATACAGCCTAAAGATGAAGATCTACCGTTGTTCAAGAAAGAGTTCATGCTTATTGATAAGCAGCGTGTTTCTAAAGATGGTAAAATACAGTATGTTAATCAGTCTGGTATGAGTGCATGGGCTCTTGATGAGAAAGGGTTCCAAGACTGGTTCGTGTCATTCACGGATAAAGACAAAAATGTTCTAGGCAAGAGAGAGTATAGAGAGGCTATACAAGGTGAGGCTGATCTGTATGAGTTTACTAGCAAATGGTTGGGCCGTGTGAATCTGTCTAAGCAAGATGAAGATGGTGTGTTTGCTGATATACGTCTGGATAAGAAGGCGATGTTCAAGAACATTGACAAGTTTGTACGTAATGATCTCCGTGGGCTTATTGGTAGTGACTATGTTACTAATATAGTACCTCATGCTAGTGTACATACCGGCAGTGATAAAGATGGTAATGTAAAGTACTATCAGAATGTCCTCAGTGTGTTTCCTCTGACAATAAAAGATGGTAGCCGGTACGCAGAAACACTGTCTGTTATTAAGATATGTGAGGCTACTAATAACTGGAATACTAATGCTCTTATTAAGAAATATGCTGATAGTCTTTCTGGAGACTATGGTACTGATGACATCTATACTCTTGGGCTGTTGAAGAAATATGACCCTAACGAGAGTGGTACAGCTGTCCCAATACAGGGTACTGATGAAACTATGAGACATGAGCCTAGTACACCAGCTGTAGATAACAATGTTCCAGCAGGTTTTGACTATTAATAATCACAATAACAAACAGATAATAACGACACAATGGCAAAATGGATGTACAATGCAGAAACTGATAACTGCATACTAGAGAAAGTAACAGGAATAGTAATAATGAACACGGATGATATTCACCCGGAGGTTATTGCTAATGTAGTAGAGAAATGGAATGATGAGTACTCTCAAAAAAAGATAGAGATGTATCTTGACTCAGAGGTAGAAAACAACAAGCTAACACCAGATGAGTGTGAGTTCTTGAAAGAAGAGATAGCAGCTATGTTTATAGTAGCTGAGAATGAACAACCAGCTGCTCCTACTGTCTCAGAAGAAGATGCTGATCTGTATCTTCCATTCAAAAAAGAGGTAGTAGTAGAAGAAAAGAAAGAACCAGTAATAGAACAACCAAAACAACCAACAATGGAATCAACAACAGAACAGAAACCAGCTGAAACACCAGCAGTAACAAAACAAAAAAGAGGCCCTAATGTAGCTAATACAGCTGGTAAGAAAAAGGCTCTGAGTATCAGTGAGTTCAAGCAGCAGATGCAAGAGAAAATACTCATCATCGAAACATTGGATGCTGTTAAGCTACCAGAGTTTCCTGAAAACCTGAGTAATGACAGTAAGAAACTGCTACTCGGTTTCCACAAAGAGTACAATGCTCTTATTGAGAAGTATGTGATAATGACACAGGAGCTGTAAGAACAACAAGAGGGGTACGGTGTAATGCCGTACCCTTTTCTAATAATAATAGATGAACACAAAACAAGATAGAATGGTGATAATGGCAGAAGAGAATACAGTATATACACCCATAGACATTGAAGGATTAGCCACATCACTAGCTGAAGATACCTGGAAAGAAGAGACTAAAGAGGTTCATACAGACAATCTCTATAACATGGTAGTAGATAGTGAGATAGGTATAAAAAGAGAAGTGGCCCCATATTGGGCTAGCATATTCTTCAACATAAGAGAACGATATAAAAAGGTCATAGAGCAGTATCAAAGAGACGAGTATGATACTAACCAAGAAGAAAGATAATATACAAATAGAAGAGCTATTTAAGAAAATATCAGAGTATGATGTATACCGGTACTACATGCCTCGTAGTTTTTCTCTAGGTGAGATGATAGAGTCTCCGTTCATAAAACAACGTTCTCCGTCATTTGGTATATACCAGAAAGGACAACGCATATACCATAGGGATTTTGACCCAGAGCAAGATGAGTATCATGGTGATTGTATAGCGTTTGTTAGGCAGTACTATAATCTCGATACACCAGCTGCACTAGAGAAGATAGCACAGGATTTTGGCATCATAGACGGCAGTAATAGGTATGAAACTATTAAGCAGCAGTATGTAGCACCTGTACTAGAAGATAAGAGGTACAAACTCATACAAGTTGTTACTAGAGAGTGGGATACAGCTGCTCTACAGTACTGGGCTCAGTATGGAATATCTAAGGAACAGCTGTACAAAGAACGTATATACAATGTCAAAAGCTGGTGCATCAATCGTAAACAACAGAAGATAGAAAAAGGTGAGCTGTGTTTTGCCTACTGGTTCCCTGGTGGGTTCAAGATGTATTATCCTAATAGAGTAGGTAAGTGGAAATGGATAACCAATATAGGCAAGATAGTAGAAAATAGTCAGGCTATTAACACATATGATAAAATAATCATAACCAAGAGTCGGAAAGATCGTATGGTTTTACAGAATCTGTTTCCCCAACTAGGTATAATATCTCTACAGAATGAATCACCTACATCCTATACAGAAACGTTAGTAGAACAGCTGGTCAACAAACTAGTGTGGATCAGTTTTGATTCGGATAGTGCTGGTAAACACGCCTCTATACTAATGAATACTAAATATCCGTGGATGAAACATGTTAATGTCCCAGATACGTATTATGAGAGAGAAGGTTGTACAGACTGGAGTGATCTATATGCAGAGTATGGTAGTGAGCCTATTATTAGGCATTTTAAACAAAAACAGATAATATGAAAATAGAGATAAAATATGCAGTAAACCAAAACGTGTTTATATTATGCAATAATCATGTAATACAAACACAAATAAAAAACTGGGAAGTAAGACCAAATATTATGTCATCTGGTTACTATGTAAAATACTATTTTGACCATCAGCAAGAAAGAAAAGAAGAAGAGGTGTTTGAAAAAATAGAAGATATATATGTGTATCTCAGTAACAACGTAAAAACCAAAATATGAAAACAAAAGAAGAAATAGTACAAGAAATAGTAGGAGATAATAATCCAGATTATTTTGATGTTTCAATGAGCTCATCTCTAGTAACAGATGCAATGTCTGAGTACGCTAAAGAATGTATAAGAGAGTTAGTAACATATGGTGACGATATGAAGATACTAAAAGCCTGGCAACATGACGGCAAAATAAGTACAGCTACAGATGAAGATAATCTACAAAAATGGATGAATACGTTATGAAAACAGTAAGAAAAATAACAGAAGAGCTAGCAGAATATAACGATTGGGAATCTACAGAAACTATACTCAGAGAGTGGGCTATTAGTATAATCAATAAATGTAGTAAACTAGCAGAAGTGTATTATAGTGAGCCTACAGATACAAAATGGCCAGACAGAGAAATATACAACCCACAAAAAGTAAAAAGATTATTATGAAAACAATAATGGATATTCTGGAAGACATAAACCAGATAGGTTACGAAGAATGTGATAATGTAGAAGAGACAGGTATTAGTGTACAGGGTTTGGGTAAGATAGAAAAACTGTTAGAAGACTGGAGTCATAATATAGTCGAAATATGTGCTGGACAGCTGGTTGATGATGGTGCAATACAAGAAGGATGGCTGTATAACAGAATACTAAAAGTAAAAGATATACTCTAATGAAAACAATAGAACAGATAACAGATGAGGTACATGCTGTTAATAAATGGCATCGTAAACACGATATACTAAAAGCATGGGCTAAGAGTATAGTAGAAGAGTGTGCCGATAGTGCTATAGACTGGGATCAAGCAGATACTATTATAGACAAAGATTCTATTCTTAATGTAATGAAACAGCTGTAATGAAAACAATAAAACAGATAATAAAAGAAGCACATGCTATGAGAAAGTTTCTAGTAGAGATAGAGGTAGCTGATGAGATAATGGATATATGTGCATCTAACAATGCTGGAGTAGAAGAACCGCCACCAGCTACAATAGAAGAAGCTATTCTAACGGAGTTTGGTTGGCTACATGATAGTGGTATTTTTATTCACCGAATAGTAAAAGAGATACAATGAAAATATCAGAAAAACCAACAGGGTATATACTAGTACGTGCTCATACAAACAGTGAGTGGGACAGCTGTGATTGTGCTTTAGTAACTATAGATAATATAGCAAACGAACATCATCATGTGTGGAGAAACCTGAATAGAAAAGCTAATCTATTAAAAGATGAGTATTCTAATATGTTGTGCATAGAGGTTCTTACTCATAAAGTGGAGTTTCTAAATACAGATGGTGTAGGAGATAAATGGGAAGAACTGTCATTAGTAGGACAGCTACCAAAACAGGGTTGGGCATTCGTAGAAATAGAAGAAAATGATGAACATCTTACTCATATACCAGAACAAACAGTAGAAGGACATACTATAAGGTTCTATGGAGAGAATCATGTAAACTGGACCGGTCTAGGTAAGCACACCGGAGAAGAGTTCTTTACAGAAACTATTAGTCTAGCAGATATTATAAACACAATAAACAGCTACCAATGATAGTAGATAAACAAGATGTCTGGGGATTCGTGGAAGATCATTATCCTAACTACTACTCCTGTGAGTGGATAAAGAAAGAAGATGATCTGTACAAACTAGTAACAGGAGAATATGAAGAAGGAGATAGTGCCCATCAGCTGTTACATGAAGACTATAAAGGAGATATAGAAAACTCAGAGATAGAAGCAGACTGGAATAGATTACAGTCTATGATATATGAGAAAGCAATACAAGGTTATATAAACAGTGTAAAATAGAACATGACAAAGAAAGAAACAATAGTAGTAAAAGACCTACAGGTTAAGGTAACATATACAGTAGGGTATGGCAATGTAGAAATGCCTAAGAGTATATACAAAGCACTATTAGAAACAGCTGAAGAAGGTGACTGTATAGAAATAGGTGAAATGGATAAAGAAGAGCTGTGTAGCTGGTTACAAGCCAATGTAGAGGAAAAAGATTGCTACAACTGGGAAGCAGAGATAGAAGATATATCAGAACATAAAGTATAAAACAGAAGCAATGGAAATAAAACTAACAGAAGATGAGTGTATGGAAATATTCTATACAGCTCTATGTAATGCAGTAGGTTCTGGTTATATGGATAGCTATGGTCTGCAGTTTGAGTACAATGAAGAAGAATACACAAAGAGTAGTAAAAAACTGAGAGACAGTGGTAAAACAGGTATCTGTATGGAAGATGTGTGGATGCAGATGCTGATAGATGGTTACACACTCAGTATGATAGATGTAGAAGGTGAAGGAGATAATGACAGCACAATCAATAAGAAAAATATTATAGAAAGAGTACCAAAGGTGCCTACTAGATTCCTGTCACAGATGATTAACGAACAAGATGATGCTGAAACTGCTGATGTAGTAATACAGACAGTGTTTTTTAATGAAGTAATATTCGGATAATGACAACAGAACAGAAGATAAATGCAAATGACCAGCTCACACAATATATGTGTACAGATGAATACCATAGATGGTTTGGAGGTATGTTAATAACAGATGGTGTGAAGGCTATGGGAGAGATGTATCAGTGTTACTGGTTAATAGATATAATAGCCAGTTACCAACCTGCACTCAGAAGAGAAGAGTTTCAAGTATGGGAGTTTAAAAAATCAGATAAAGGTAAAGGTGTAGTAACCTGTGAAGATGGTAATGGTAGGGTACTAAAAACACAAAAGATAGGCTACACAGATATAGCTGTAGATATAGCTACTATATGGGTAGAGAGTGGAGTAGTACTGTTACCATCAGAACACTAAACAAACAATATGAAAATCAGATGTGAACACTGCGGAGAAATATTCATAGCAGACCCAGAAGATGTGCAGCTGTTAGAAGAAGGATACATAGAACAAATAACACCGGTATGTGAAGATTGTTATCTAACACAAAGTAGTGAGATGGACTACTATTCTGATGCAGATTCAGGTCTATAAAAACAAAAAACTAATGATACAAATAATAGCAGTATTACTGTTACTATGCAGCTGTGGAAGACCAGATCCTATAGTAGGAACAATAGTAAGAAAAATAGAGATAGTAGATAAAAAAGACAACATCTGTGCATATACTACAGGTGGTAATAGTGATCATATAGAAAACTATACCTGTGTAATATATGCACAGTGTGGGATATATAATCCTGGTGATACAATAAGGTTGTGTAAATAAAAAACTAAAACAATGGCAAAAATATCAAAAGCACTAGCAGAGAGTATAGTAAGAAAAGTAGTAGAAAAACTAGAAGAAAGAGTAAAAGATTACGGTAACGAGTTTGCTGGTAAAGCAGTAGAGTACTATATGTTACGTGTTCCTAAAGAAATAGTAGCACTAATGAGTAATGACAGCTGTAGGAACTATATAAAGAAAACTACCTCATTCTACATAAATGGTATGGGGTTTAACAATCAGTGGGTTACTATAAAAGTAGCTATACCAGATACATCTAACAAGCTGTCACCAACAGCTGCAGAAGCTAAAGTACTACAAAAACTCTATGATAAACTACAAGACACAGAAGATAAGCTGGATAGTACCAAGATAGAACTAACAGCTACACTCTTAGGTCTAGGTACTACAAAAAGAGTAGCGGAACAGCTGCCAGATCTTATACCGTATCTGCCTAGTGATAGTAATAAGAATATGGGACTCATGGCTGTACCAGAGAAAATGAAACAGACAGTCAGCTGTTTATTGAGTCAAGATAGTAAATGCCTGGATAAGATATAATAACCACAAAAAACTAAACAATGAGTACAACAGGAATGAGAATAGAGTCAACAACCGACTATAAGAAGTTTTCAATCATAGGTGGTAATAGAGTAATAGACCAGCTACAGGTAATCTATAGAAAATATCTATTAGGAAACAACAGTAAAATAGTATCTTTGTTGTGTCAAGTGGCCCTGAGAAAGTACTGACAAAATCAAAGAATAAAAGATAGTCTGTAAAAAGACGAATAATAAAGACTACCCCAACCGAAACTTTCTCAGGGTCAAATGGTTGGGGTTTTCTTATTACTGTTATTGTTCCCCACAGTCAGAAACAGAGTATAACTGATAAATCAATAAACACAGTAGTACCAGAAAGCCTGTGTAGTTGCAGTGGTCCCCGTAAGGAACAGCTTGGACACAGGAAGAAGCATGAATGTGGCATAAATACCTGCTCTGTCTGAAGGTGACAACAGGGCTGACAAGAAACTGCTAATACTACATTCCCTCGAAATCCAGGAAAGACAGCGTGGTGAACTGTTAGACTGAGGTAGCTACTGATGCAGAGAGGATACTCTATATAATCTCCTCTCAGGTCCTGTATAAGATACTCCTAGTAAAAAAGGAAAGGTCTTGTCAGGAAAACCTCACCATATCTAGTAACATAGTAAAAAAATAATATATGAAGAACATAGGCAAACAATCTGCATATAAAGAGTATCACAAAAAAGTATCAGAAGAGATGTCAGCTACTATAAAAGGAGAACTAATACAAGCAATAATAAGAATGATGCAAGACGATGAGGGAAACTATCAAGATAGTATATATGGTCTAGTAGAAGAAGCTCTAGAAACCAGAACAATAAAAGAATTAAAAACATGGCTAGAAGCCTAATAAACAGCATGAAAGAACAAGAAATAAAAGAACTCCAACAAAAACCTTGGTCAGAAGTATACTGTATAGAAGGTTATACAATGACAAAGGAACAGTCTGATGCTATGTATGATGAGGTGTATAAACCTGTAGTAGAGTGGGAAAAAGATATAGCTAAAAGTAATAAAGAAATAATGAAACAGGTTCGTAGTATAGTCAGTGGTTCTCTGTATTACGGTATATGTGCCTATATAAAAGAGCTAAAAGAAAATAGCTATCATATAGGCCAGATGCAATACAAAATAGTGGAAAAGCCAAAAGGCGATAAGCAAAAAGAAAGCTGGAGTAAAGATCTTCAGTATGTGTGGGTAGATCAACACTCTGATGGCTGTGAAGGAGACAGCTATTATGGAGATGTGTATATAAAAGTAGAAGAAGATAAGTATCTAACAGTAAACTATTCAATGTAATGAAAGAACAAGAAATAATACCAGGTACACCAGTAAGATACTGGTCAGTAATAACACCAACAGGAGAACGATACGACTCAGTAGACACTACTATAACATCAACAGTATGGCATGTAGGAGGAGGACACCCTGTATGTAATGTAGAGGGAGTAAAAGGTTGCGTAAGTATTAGTCACCTAGAAAAACTATAAAGATGGTAGTACAAGCAATAAAGGTAATGAACCTAGATGTAATCTGTAAGATGAGTACTAGTGTTCCTATACAAGCTAGAGAAGAGTTTGGACAAGATCTTATAGAAGACATAGAATGTTCTCTAGAGATAGATATACACAAGGGAGTAGCAGAACTATTCTATAGGTGTGAGTTGAGTGGAGAAGAAATAGAAGAAGATGTAGATGTTGAATGGTATGTAGTAGACTGGAAGGAACTAGCTACACAGCTGTACAATGCTGTTAATCAACACTGTTATAAAGACACAGGAACAGCTGATCTTATAGAAGCAGTGGAAAAATACGAAGAAATAATAAAAATAATGGAACCATGACAACAACAAGAGAAGAAGGTTATTACTGGGTAACATTAGGAGAGGCTAGAAGAATACTGCAGTACTACGGTGGTAAGTGGTGGATAACTAGTAATATGTGGGTTAGTGAAGAAGAACTAACAGATATAAACGAAAACCGTATAATAGAAACAACATGAGTAAAGGAATAATGACAGTACTACTACATACAGTAGAGTATGATACTAACGGAGTATGGATAGATGAAGATGCTGAAGATATTCTGCATGATATAGTCTGTGATCGTATAAGCAGTGATAAGAAAACAGAAGGAGCAGAGATACTGGAACTAGAAGACAACGAAGAAAACCGGCTACCAGTAGATGTTAGCTGGAAGATAGTAAACCCAGAGGCTGAGGAATGGAGACAGCTGGCTGAAAATATGTATAATGTTTTAGGAGGATATTCTAATGCATCATACCCCTACGAAACAATGAGAACAGCTGTTATAAAAGCATATAAAGAACTAATAAAACAAACAACACATGAATAGTAAAAGACACAAAATAACAATAGAGATAGTCAGAGCAGTACTAGAAAACCAAAACGGTTATACTATGCAAGAGATAATAGATAAAAACCTAGCAGAAGAATGTGAAGGAAGCTGTTTGTGGGATGATATAACAATGATACTAGTAGAAAACAACATAAAATAATGAATAATAATATGATACAGCTGCTAACACATATGGGTGACGATCTTATGGTTGTTAACTGTGCAAGGGCCAGTTACGATAAACAGTCAACAGAAATAACAGAAAAAGATGAAAAGCTACTCAAGTATCTGTATGAACACAAACACATAGCCCCGTTCTATCATCCTAAGCTACAATATAGAATAACATGTCCTATCTATGTAGAGAGACAGCTGACAAAAACTAGTGTAGGTGTTAATCTCAATCAAGAGATAGATGCAGATATAAACAGTATCTCTGGTAGGTATGTTGATTTTTCTGACTCATATACTAAAATAAAAGAATGGAGAAAACAATCAACGAGCAGTAAGCAAGGTAGTGATGGGTTAGTAGATTATCAGTATGAATGTAACAGAATACAAGAGCTGGTACTATCAGTGTGTAAAACAGCATATAATGAGCTAATAGAACTAGGAGTAGCTAAAGAACAAGCAAGGTCTATACTGCCACTCAATCTCAATACTACGTTTATATGGACAGGTAGTCTGTATGCTCTGTTACGGTTATGTGAGCTACGAATAAAACCAGATGCTCAGTATGAAACTAGAGTAATGGTAGAAGAAATGTTACGACAGATAAAAGCAATAGAAGGTAATCCTTTTGAATACACAATAAAAGCGTTTGGGTTATGATACTATCAGACACAGCAATAATAGAAGCAATACAAACAGGTGATATAGTAATAGAACCATTTAAACCAGAGCATGCTAATCCTAATAGCTACGATGTATGTCTAGGCAATACTATACGAGTATATACGGCACCAATGTTAGATGCTAAAGAACATAATGAGACAGCTGTTATGACTATTCCTGAGCAAGGTATGATACTGATACCGGGAATGTTGTATCTAGGTTCTACTGTAGAACGTGTTAATAGCCGACTATACAGACCCAGTATTAATGGGAAATCGTCTATCGGTAGGTTAGGTATCTCTATACATGTGACAGCTGGTTATGGAGATGTAGGGTTTAGTGGTAACAGCTGGACACTAGAGATAACAGTAATAAAACCAACTAGAGTGTATGCTGGTATGAAGATAGGACAGATAGAGTTTAGTGAGGTAAGAGGCAAAGTAGCTGTACCTTATGACAAAAAACCAGATAGTAAGTACAATGGTGATAATGTAGCCAAGGAATCAATGAACTATAAAAACTATACAGATGGTAATAACGGATAAATTAAAAGAACAACTAGGCAGCTGGTGCCACTATCTGACCCCATTCATAGAGTCAGACAGGTTCGATAAAATACTGGCGTTTCTAAAACAAGAGGTTGCTAGTAAGAAGACAGTGATTCCGGATAGTGCTCTTCTGTTCAAGAGTTTTGAGCTATGTCATGTTAATACACTAAAGGCTATTATACTACTTATGGACCCTTACCCTAATACCAAACAAGTAGGTAAGAACGTTGTGAAGATAGCGAATGGTATTCCCCTAGATTGCTCAAACACCAATATAGCACAACCC